GGCAAGACCCGCCTGCCCCGCGCCTTTTGCAAGACCGGCAAGCTTTCCGGCTGATCCCGCTGCCCCTGGCAGAGAGCCCGGACCGAGAGGTATTGTCCCTGTCCCCATCGCCGGCGGCCAGTTCGTTACGAATACCGGTGTTACCCCCGTGGCGGCTTCCACAGCCTTGCCCTCGGCGATCCCCGCGGCAGATCCTCCGAGCCTGCCGAGGAGTTTCTTTGCCACCCCGCCACCGACGCGGTATGCCATGTACCCGCCGAGTGCCGCGGCTGCTCCACCGGCGATCAGCTCCTTGCCTGTAAAGCCCATTCCTCCCTTGTCCTTCGGGTCGATGAGTTTCTGGATGCCCCTTGAAAGGGTGTCTTTAATTGGCTTTGCAAAGGCATCCGCCGCCTCGATCAGCTTTGCCTTGAGCCGGCCCGTCTGATCGATCGCATTGTTGATGGCATCGGGAAGGTCCCTCTCGATCGTGCCGGTGGCTCCGGCTATCTTCTTCGCAAACTCTCCCGAGATCTTGCCGAGCATGTCCCCCTTGAGGAGCATCTGTACGCCCTTTATCGTATCGAGGTCGGCGCCCTTTAAGGCTTTGCCCATGAACATCTCACGGTCCTTGTCCGTTGTCAGGGCATCATACTTCTTCTTGAGCTCTGCGAGGATCTCCAGGGGATTGCGCCTGGCGCCGGCGGCATCGAAGAACTTGACGCCCGTCGCCTTCTGGGCCTGCTTCATGTAAGTAAGGTTGGTGAAGAGACGCAGGGTGCTGTCCGCCAGGGTGGCCAGGCGCTCCGGCTGCCTCTCTATGAGGGACAGGCCCTCGATGAAGGCGAGTGTCTGGTCGAATCCCATGCCGGCGCGGGCCGCGTTGGGGCCGACACGGGCGAAGATATCGGAGAGATTCTGAAGTTCAGCGTTGCCGACACGACCGGCCACGGTCATCTTGTCGAGCAAAGAGAGCGCCATATTTGGCCGGGACAAATCGAACTGGAATGCCGTCGCGGCTACTGTGAGGCCGGCCGTAAGCCGGTCCGCGCTCGCCCCCGTGACCGCCATCGCCTTGTTGGTGGCCTTGAGGACGGGGAGAGCCTCCTTGAAGTTGAGACCTGACTGGACGGCGTTGTCGAACCCCTGCTTGAGATCCTCCGTAACCTGGCCCGTGTCGGAGGCCATGACGAAAAGCTCTTTCCGCAGACCTGAGACCTCGGCCTTCGTCGCTCCTGCAGTCTGCCCGATCTGCGTGAGACCCTTGTCGAGCTGGGCGGATTGCTTGACCAGCATTCCCGCGCCGATCGACACCCCGAGGGAGGCAAGCTTTCCTTCCACCGAGGTCGCGGCACCTCGTATCCTGTCAAACTCCTGCTTGGCGACGTGACCGAATCTCCTGAGGCCCTTCTCTCCGCTGCCGAGGGCGGAGAGGAGCTTCGAGGAGTTTCCGGAGAGGATCAGTTCAAGGGTGTTCCTGGTGCTCATATTTGTTTTGCTTTCCTCTTCACGATGTACGTGCGTCCGCGTTTGGGATTGATGATTCTCTCATGGGCATCGAGCCAGGCTGCCGGGTCCCTCGCATACATCGATCGTACATCCGCATAACTGAAGCCCAGCTTCATCATTGCCAGTATCGCCTGCCTGAGGAGGATCTGCGCCTCGGCATCGTCAATCTCCCTTTGCCTCTCCTGTCTCGTTTTGAAACGTCTCGGCCCGTTCCTGGGCCGTCTCTGCTGCCTCCGTCAGCACCTCAAAATCCTTGGGAAACATGGACAGGAGAAGTTCTCCGGTTATGTCCTCCTTCGGGATGTCGCCGAGCTTTGTGACCTGGCACGCGTACATGCAGATCTCGCGGTAACGGACATTCTCCCGGGCGCGCTCTTCTTCAAGTGCGTCCACCATGTGAGCCACCCTGCGGGGCTCGATCTCCAGCTCGCGATGGACCTGGCCGTTATACTCAATACCGATGGGCAGCGTGCGTTTTTCCTTTATCATGACTCATTCCTTTCCGTTGCGCCGAGCTCGATGCTCTGGCTGGCCTCTTTCTCGCCGTATGATACCTCGCCGATCTTCGTCGTGAAGACGCCGCCGTAGGTGATTCGTTTGCCGTTGCCGCGGTCGATGGTGAGGGTGCCGTTTTCCACCTCATTGAAGTTGAAGGGCGTCTGGCTTTTGGGGATCACGTATTCCACCTTTACGCCATACCGGGGAGTGGTCTTTGTGAATCCCGTCTTGTTCATGAGGTTGACAGCCCGGCGCACCTCGTAATCGTTTTCTGATACCTTGTTGAAATCGGTGATCTCGGCGCCGTTCACTTCCAGTGTTACCAGTTCTACATACTCATCTGCCATGGTTTCCTCCTTCTTTGTTTACAGCAGCAGGTCGATCCGGCCTGCAAACACGTGGAGCCCGTTGACGACGTCCGCGGGGATCCTCGCATCGAGCCGGTTCGGGTCCTGCAGGTCCCGCTCGACGATCAGGCCGTCTTTGTTTGCCTCCACCTCCTCGACGATCTCCAGGTCCTGCAATTGTAAAAGGACATCGAGGATCTCGCTTCTGACCTTTGGGGGTGTCTTGCTGGAGAGCTTCTCCCTGGGAAAACGCAAGGAGATACGGGTCCGCACCGCCTTGCGGACGTAATCAAGCGTCCGGATCGTCGTAATATCCAGAAGCGATATGTCATCGATCCCCTGGGGATCCTGCAGGTAGGTACTTATGGCCCTGACGATCTGCACGGTCTCTCCCGGGCCGACCTCGGTAGGTGACACGCCGTTGTACAGGAGGTTTTCCTGCTCGGTTCTGGAGAGGCGGTCGGTGATGTTGGCTGCCGTGATACCTTTGAGTTCCAGTGTATTGAGGGGCCTCGCCGGGTCTTCTTCCCAGGCCATGACGGCCCCGAATGCGCAGGCGATCTCATAGGGCATGCTCTGTACCAGTGTGGCTGCCGTGTAGCGGTGATAGGCGCAGAGGATGCGGCCCGAGTTGACCTGGCCGGAAAGCGTTGTCGCTGTGGCCAGGGCCCCGTTCATTCCATAGACGCCGGTACCCGGCCGCTGCTCCAGGGGACCGCTTACCGAATCGAGGTGGGTCTTGAGGGTAGCCAGGTCTGTCTGGTTATTGTAGGGTGTGACGATGATGTCGTACTGTTCCCCGAAAACAGCCGCAAGTGCGTCTGCAAGGGTCGGGTTGGCAGCCCCTGTCGCCATGGCCACGATGGTGACCGTTGCCCCCGGGGCGTTCGTGAGGACGTAGCTTAAGTGGATGTCGTTGCCGCAGAGGCCCTCGTTTTTGGCCGTCAGCGTGACGACGGCTTCCGCGACGCTTGCCGTCACCGGCAGATCGGGGTGTTTGTCAAGCTCCGCCTTGAGGGCCGCCGCTACTGCCGCCGCAGCCGTTGTCGTGGCGATCGCTATCTCTACCTTCTTTGTCCCGACATAGAGCGTTAGCACACCGGTACCCGTTGCAGCGCCGCCGATCGTCACCGTTCCCACCGCAGGCTGGCCTGCGCTTGCGTCATCGAGGGCGATGACGGTGAGGTCCAGGTAGGGATTTGCCGTGATGGCCGCACGCGTCATGAGGTGGCACATCGACCCCGGACCGAAGTAGATCTCCGCTTCCTTGTCGGAGAAGACCTGGGTTGGGATCTTCTCGGCGATCGTGCCGGCGGAGGTCCTCTGTCCGACGATGAGCATGCGCTGCTTGTTGTTCGGCAGTGTCCGGACCGCGAGCCTCGTGTTGAACTCGATGTACTTGCCGGGCTTGCGGATCGATGCCGGGATATTGTCGAAGGATATGTTTTTACTTGCCATCAGGTTTTACCTCCTTGCCTTTGGAGCCGTTTGTTCCCGCCGGTGCCTCGATGAGAGATCCGTCAGAAACGAGCCTCGTGTAGTATGCTGTAGCGGGAACCTCGACGGCCCTGTCATCCCCGATGTATTCACGGGGTTTGCCTTCCATGGGGCACGTGAGCCCCGGTGCGGCTATTACCTTCATGGGTGCCTCCTTTTATGCACGTGTGAACTCCACGATATCCTCCGCGTCGGCGACGTCGTCGCCGGGCTTGAGGTAATATTCAAAACCGATCCTGAGGAGATCCACCGCGGCGGCTGCATCATCATCGATCTTGTCGATGATAAACCCCGTCTGGAATTCCACGGCAAAGACGATCTTTCCATCGTCTTCCTCTTCCTCGAGCGTAATGTTTGCGATCTCCTTCGGAACGAGCGGATCGATGGAGAGGCCCAGCGTCTGCAGCATGAGGGCGGATATCACGGCCTCAAGGACAGGGTACATCCCCGCGCGGCGATCTCTCACCGATCGCATGTTCTGGAAGGTTACGACAACGAAGAGGGACGGCGTGAGCCTGTACCTCTGGCCGACCTTTGTGAACGGCCCGCCTGCCGCGTATACCTCGATCGCCGGCATGGCCAGCGCTCCGTGTTTCTCCTCGATCTCTACGTTCTTTGGCTCGGCCACCTTCAGTGTAAGTCTGGCGGCCGCTGCGGCCTCGATCTCTGCGAGCATGTCAGAACCCCTTCAATGAGTCGCGGGTGAAGACCCGATCGCTCACTGCCTTGTTTGCCTGCGCGCTGTCGGCGGAGCTTGATGCGGCCGGCTCCGGGTCTACACCCAGGGACAAAAGCCCCCTGGCGATGTCCTTGAGCCTGGCGACAGCCCTCTCGTACCGCTTCTCTATCTTCTCCGGGATGCTCCGCCTGCCGTGGAGATAGTAGATGGCGAGCTCAACAGAGAGCTTGTTCACGACAGCAGGTACCGGGGAGAGTGGTACCGAGTACTTTACGGCGCAGTAGCCGTCGATCTCCGCGTCGGCTGTCTCGATGGCCTCATCGACGCGGGCAATGATCGCCGCGTGGTCCGGATCCACCGGATCGATGGCCGCGGGCTTCAGATTCTCGTCATCGGTGAGCTGTATGACCGTCGCCTCTTCCAGGGCCTTTTTGATATCGTCGAGCGTGCAGTATGCCATTGTTCAGTAAAGGAGGAGGGCGGGGCCCTCCTCCTGGCCTCCTTGTTTTGTCCTACTTCTTATCCTTATCCTTCTTGCCGGCCTGATCCTGGGATGCCGATGTCTTCTCCTTGTCCGGGGCCTTTTCCTTCTCCGGCTCCTTCTTCTCCTCCGGAAGGACCTCGACAACGAGCATGGGCTCCGACCGAAGGACCTTGAGCGTCCTCTCATCAACGTCATACTCCGCGGGAGAGTTCGAGAACGTCATGCCCGCCCTGCGGAATCTTTCCGGTATCGATTTGCACTTGATCTTCATTGGTTCCTCCTTCTACGCCAGCCAGGGCACGACAACAAGCTGAGCCGTGTGATACCAGACGTTCGATGAGCCATTGGCGTTCTTCTCCGCCTCAAGGACCGCCCTTCCAACTGATTCCAGGGTGGGCGGGACAACGAGGTGCGTGGGCTTTATCCCGAGAGGGGTGCCTTCATCGTTGGTAAAGGACATCATCGCCGCGCGGGCGGCCGCATATGCGGTTGCGTCGAGGGTTTGCTTGCTGGCGTAAGCGAGCTGCCAGAGACCGAACCCGACGTTCTTGCGATCGTCGACGCCGTAAATAAACTTCTTCCGCATGAACACGTTCTGGTCATCGGGTTTGTCCATGGCGACAAACTGAGGCGCCCTGCGGAGCTGGAGAATAAGGGGTTTGATGGGTCGGGACAGATCCATGAGGTACCAGCCTGTACCGGAGCCTCCGCCCGAGTTTGCCACCGAGGCGCCTTTTACTTCGTGGTCAGTGTCAAAGAAGTACTGCCCGTCGTAACACTTTGTCGAGAATCCGAGCTTGAGCAGGGCAAAGGCGAGGATGTCCGGGTGGACCTTCGCAGACTGGGCGAGCCCCTGGATCATGGGCGTGTAGACACCGATCTGATCGTCTTCGATGTCGTCCCGATCGACCTCGATGGTGGACTCATAAGGTTTGTTGACAATCTCGTAGTGGAACCCGGACAGGTCCTTGATAACCCGGTCTCCCAGCCACTCGCGCATCTGAGGAAAATTCCCGAGCCACTTGTAGTCGACGCTTCTGCCGGTGGACGGTACCCGCATGGCCACAAGGTCGACCTGACTCGCAGCGGCTTCCAGCGCCTGNTTGAATATCGTGCTGAAGGTTTTGTAAATGCCAGCCATGGCTGCCTGGTTAATAATCATTGCATGCCTCCTTTTTTAGGCTCTTTTATTCACCGTCATCGATATACATGACGAGCGTGATATCACAGTTCGCGCCGGCTCC